CAATCAGAGGCAGATAATAATGACTTGTACGCGGTAGCAGAAAAAATTATAATAAACTTATGAGAAAAACTATATTATTTTTGATTGCTATAATTGCGATAATTGTGCCGTTTAAAGTGCTTGCGAGTAATTTTGAAATAACTGAATTTTATTACCACACCGATAAAACATCAGGAAGAATTAGCGGAGGAGGACCAATGTTTATGCAAGATATGCTTATGGACTGGGAATTTAATACTTATGTTAGTGCTTCTATTCATTATACCGGAGCTGAAACCGACAATAAATTATTATGTATATTTACTTTAAACCGCGATTTTTGTAAAAACCCCATTTCAAAATTACTCATAGCGAAAACCTTTTATAATACTTCTAAACCTTTGGGAAGTATAAACTTAACCCGTGATGATTTTGAAGGAATAATTACTGGTTATTATGCACCCGGAACAAGATTTTTTTGGTTGGTAGCCGAAGGAGGAACTTGTGATTATTTTTTAGATTATTTTAAAACCTGTAATGGTGAACCGATTGCTTCTTACGATTATATAAAAACTTATTATAAACACGAAGGAGACGATATGGATTTAGCGGCAGCAATGGACGAGTTTATCTTTCAAATGAAAGAGAACATAATCGCGGTAATTAAAAACAATATCGGAACTCTTGCGATTATTTTTATTTCTGTTTTGTCAATTTATTTTATCTTTTCTTTAATCCGCAAAAGCATAAAAAAATAAAAAATTTTTATGCGATACGCAATTATAATTTTATTTTTAACTTTGTTTTTTATAGCAAAACCTGTTTTTGCTACTATTAATTGTGAATTTTCTAACCCGCAAGACCTTAACCCCGACCCACACCAAAGTGATTACGAATACAAAAACTTAACTTGTGATAATACCGAAGCGCAAGGTGTTTTTAACAATATCAATATGTCTTTAATTAGCGTTTTTTATACCCTTTTAATAGTGGTATTTTTTATTATAATTTTCGTAATATGCGCCATTATATTTATGCGATATTAATAATTGGCAGTGTGTTTTTTATAATTAACCCGGTAAAAGCCGATAATACTTTTTATATTGGTTGTGTAAATATCAAACCGCTGGGAGCCATAAATACCATAACAAACTTAACCTGTTATGATAACTTTCAAAATGGAGTAGCTACTTGGTATTTGAATGGTTGCGCGTGGGATACTGATAAACCGCGTTATTTGGTAATGGGACAAGGATATATCGGCAATAATGGAGTAATAATTACCGCACATTTAGCCGGTAATGAATGTAATGACGGAACCTGTGAATGGTTAGAAACTGAAACTTGGGATACTTTAAACCCGGATAAACCCGTTTTTTTAATAACTTTTGATGCGGAGGATTATAATGAAATGGCCGATTTTATACAAGGATATACAAAAACCGCGCCAAATAATAAATGGGATGCGAGATATTTTTGGTATAACCCCTCTGGTTGTACTTTTACTACGAAAGAATTAGAGCAAGCCCCTTATGGAGGAGGAAGCGAGGAAACAAACATATTTAGCCAAATGATAAATGATTATTTAGATAAAATTATTAATACTGCGCCCTTTTCTTATGTAGCAGATATTCACGATGCGTTTTATGAAGGATTTAATAATCCGTCTACAAGCGATACAAACTTAACTTTTGATTTAGGCCAATTTGGCAGTGGAACCATAGATGCGAAAGAATTATGGACAAAAAAACCGGAAATTGCGAATACATTAGAAAACCTTTTAAAAATTGCTTGTTATGCCGGAGGAATAGTAGGATTTTTTTATTTATTAATAGATTTTTTTAATGATTTATGATAGCAAAAATTGGAGCGATAATAATTATATTTAGCGTTTTGGTAATAGCATTAAACAGCATTGCGTTATTATTACCGGAAAGCCATATCCCCGATGAATTTTTAAACCCCATTAAAAATATGGGAACTGCTTTTGGTTGGATTAACTCTTGTATAATTACTATAACCCCCTTGATTAATTTAGTGGTGTTTTTACTTGCTGTTCGGTTAGCGTTATGGTTGTTTTTAATAACGTGGAAATTAGCAAAATTTTTAAATATATGATTTATGTGATTAGCGGAAAAGTAGGAGCTGGAAAAACTTATTATTGCGTGAAATTGGCAAAGTATTTTTTAGAGCGCGGTGTAAATGTATATAGCAATATCTTAATTGATTTTAAAAATTTAAAGCCCGCAAAAAAACTATTTAAAAAATACGCACTGGGAACTTTATATTATTGGAACAATTTAGAGCAATTTATACATATTGACAATGGGATTATTTTATTTGACGAAGCCGCGAGTGTGTTTGAGCCGCGATTATGGTATAATTTACCTTATGAGCATAGAATAAAATTTCAACAGCATAGAAAAGACAAACTTGATATTTACTTAACCGCGCAAAATTTTAACCGATTAGATATTATTATTAGACAATTAACAAATTTTGTTATAGAGATAAAATATATCAAAGCATTGCGATTATTTATAGCGCATACCATAGAGCCGCAAGATTACAATAATAAAAAACCAAAGATAATAAAGCGTGAAATGTTTTTTCTGAATAAAGAACTTGCGAACTCATATAATACATACGAAAAAATAATTTTATTTAAACCGGTTGGGTTAGAATATAGACCGCCGATTATTACAATGGAGCAAAAATTAAAAAATAATAATTAATTATATTAATGAGCGCGAATAATACCGCGATAGCGGTATTATGAGCGCGCATTAATAAAAAAAAGATGATTTTAAAAGGAAAAGCGCTACTTAATTTAATTAATACGCGCGAAATTATAGATAGCCGGACCGGAAACCCCCGCCCCCTTTACCGCTTGTGGTTGGTTGGAGAGGACGGACTGATGGTGTCTTTATGGACCACTGAAAACTTAACCGCATTGACCGGCAAGCAGATTACTTTTACCTTGAACCTAACAAACAAAAAAAGCGGTGGTTATGCGTTGAAAGTAGTGGAAGCAACCCCGGAAGTGTAAAAATTACGCAAAAATTGCCCTTCTGGTGCGTTTTTTGGCATTAAGACGATACAACATACCGCTTGACTACAAAAAACCGCCAGAAGTGGCAAAATTAAACAAAATCGCCGTTTTAATTGCTGGTTGCTATTGCTACCGCGTAAATAGGCGCGCCGATAGTAGCCAGCAATTAAGCCGGACCGAACAAAAGAAAAAGAAAGAAGCAAAGAAAAAGAAAAATTTAATTTATTATTATAATATATGATTTAACATCCATGGATATAGGTATATCCGTCGTAAGTTGGTGTGGATAACCTGTGGATAACCTGTGGATAACCTGTGGATAACCTCTAGAGAAAAAATTTTAAAAGCCCTTGACTAAATGACGATTTTATGGCAATTTATTGGTTCCATCTTTTTAAACTGATTACCTACGCCGTAATAAGCGGAGTAATTATTAAAATTATTGTAGATACCATTAAAAAAATGGTAAAATAAAAATGTTTGGAGATTTAGCAACAAGCGCCATAACTTATGATGTACTATTTGATAATCTAAATAGCGTAATTATTTTAGCGGTAGTAATTAGCGTTGTCGTCGGAGCGCTGATGTACGCGGTGAATAATAATTAATTTATTGCTATGATGAAAAAGAAATTGATAAAAGTCGCCGCCTTTATTGCTCCGTTTGTGGTAGCATTACCCGCGTTAGCTGATGCGGACCCTGATTTGGTGAGCAATTCGCAGGAATTATTTACCGCCGCGAAAGAAAACCTCGCCGCTGTTATATCCGCGAATGTGGGAACTCTTGCGATTGTTTTTGTTTCTGTTATTGCTATCTTCTTCATTATGCGTTTAATCCGAAGCGCAATCAGAGGCAGATAA